GGACTGAAGGTGGCACGCAGGGAACTGGGACCGACGGCGTAGCGTCCCGATTTATGGGGACAGATGGCGGTCTAAAGACCGCCGCTACGGCCTGTATCGCTCGTGCCGGCTTCGTAGCGGCCCCGATTTCATCGGGGCCATCTGTGGCGGTCTAAAGACCGCCGCTACGAAGACTGGGGCACCCCGAGCGGAAGACCAAGTCAGAAAAGCGAGGAGGAATTAAACCATGGCAAAGGCAACAAGAGGACCCAAGGGCACGCCTTTCCTCAATACCTACCGGGCGCAATCGAGCGCGCTCACGCGCGGCTATGCGGTGAAACAGGGCACGGCAGACGATCAATGCATCCTGGCGGGAGCGGCGGAAGAGGCAATCGGGATCGTGGCCGAAAGCGCTCTGGAAAATGCTCTCGTACCCGTCGTGCAGGACGGGGAGTGCATCGCCATCGCGGGCACCGGAGGAGTTGCGGCTGGGAATTGGGTGAAAGTGGAAGCCGGCGGCAAACTGGTGGCCTCGGCCGGCGAGGACACAGCAAACATCGGTCGAGCGCGCACCACTGCCGCAGCCGATGGCGATGAGTTCGTGCTCGCCGTGAAGGAAGTCAAGAAGCGGTCGTAAGAGTTTGACCCCCCATCGGCCCCGGAGGGCGGCGGGGACTTTGAAATCTGATTCACGCCCCAATCTCTCGGGGCGAAAAGGAGAACACCATGGGAGGCTTTGCACCACTCTCTGGGAGGCTCGATGCGGCACTATCGACCTACGCCCAGGGGTATCGCAACAACGACCTGGTCGGCGACCTCATCTTCCCGCGCGTCGGCGTCCAGCGGCAGACTGACAAATATTGGGTCTGGGGCCGGGAAGCCCAGGAACTCACGGAAAACGATCTGCGGGCTACGGGGGCTGGGGCGGAAGCGATTCGCGCCGCGCTTTCCAACGATTCCTACTCCGCAATCAGTCACGCTCTGAAATTCGACTTGGCGGACGAAACCCGGGCGAATTTCCAGGCGGGAGATGCCGAGCAAGCGCTGACCCAAATGCTCACGGACAAAATCCTGCTCGCCAAGGAAAAGCGCGCGCTCGACCTGATCAGCTCGAAGACGGTCGTCACTCAGAACGTGACCCTAGCAGGCGGCGACCAATGGTCAGATCCACTCAACTCCGATCCGCGGGGCGATGTGGACCTGGCCAAAGACACCATCACGAAGACCGGGACGCGGGTCAACTTGATGATCATCGGCCCCGAAGTCTTTACGGCTTTGCGGTCGAATCAGCAGTTGCTGGAGGCCCTGAAATACGTCCGGGTGGGCGTGATCGGCGAAGCGGAACTGGCCACCTTCTTCGGGATCGACCGGGTCCTGGTGGCTCGCGGCGTCAGTTTCTCCGGATCGACTGCCAGTTTCCTGATGGGCAAGCACGCGTTCCTCGGCTACGTCTCGCCCGGGGCTTCTCAGATGGATCTGTCGTTTGGGAAGACGTTTGTATGGGAAGGCGCCCCCGGAACCATTGGGGGAATCGGCACGGTGATCGGTCGGAATCCTGATGTGACCGCCAAGAGCGACATCGTGGGCGTGGATTTCTACTACGACCAGAAAGTCTGCGCGGCGGCTACCGGGTACTTGATCTACAGCGCCGCAGCGTAGGGGGGCTGGCCGGGTGAAGTGAGTCTGTGAATCGCACGCTAAATTTCCGCCTGCCTATCGCAGGCAGGCCCCGACACGTCGGGGCCAAAGGAGAAGGAAATGAAGAAGCGAGGGTTCTCTTTTCTGCTGGCAGGGCTGCTGGCGCTGGCCATGGCCTTGCCGGTTTTCGCGCAACCGCGTACGCCTATCGTCATCAGCAAACGCGCCATCGATGCCGGGGTGGCCGTGACGGCCAATGGAAACCTCTGGACCGCCGCGCAGTACATCGGGAATTACGGCGCGGCGCTGGTCAGCGTTCGCAAATCGGGTACGGTCACCGGCTGCACTCTGACGTTCTACACCGGTCAGACGGCGGCCACGGCGACCAACGCGCTCGATGATGCGAACAACAACTTCTCGTGCGCCACGGCAGTCAACAAGGTCATCAACAACCTGGACCAATATCTTCAGGGAACGGTGAGCTCGTGGACGGGCACGGGAACAATTACGGTCTACGTCACACTCGTAAACGGCGTAGGCTGGAACATGAATGCCACCATCAGTGCCGTGACGCAATCGACGGGTTCGGGTGCTCCGGGGAGTTACTGGTACGCACGACTCACTAACGGCACCACTGGTTTCCTGGATGTCTCGAATGGCGTGGGGGCACAGGGCGCCGGAGTGCTGCAGGTGGGGACACTCGGCACTATATCCGCTGCGGTGGCTTCGGCCACTATGACGCAAGTGGTGGCAGCACCCGGCTCTGGCTCGATTGTCTTGCTGGGCATCTTCGTCGAAAAGGCTACGGCCACCACCGGCCTGGTCACGGTGAGTTCCGGGACGGGAACTAACTGCGGCACCGGCACTGCGACTCTGCTTTCCATTGGGGCAGGATCGCCGCCAATTGGATTTTATCCAGTCGGGGCTCTGGTGGGCACTACGAAGGCCCTGTGTTTGACGACTGATGCGGCGACGACGTCGGCGAGAGCGCTCACGCAGTAGCATGCTGTCCCGATTCATCGAGACATGGAATCTGGCCCCGATCTCATCGGGGCCGCTACTGCGAAGGAACCTGGCCCCGATCTCATCGGGGCCGCTACTGCGAAGGAATCTGGCGGTCTAAAGACCGCGGCTACGTTGAGGGTTGAAGGCTCCTATGGCCTACATCACTATCACGGAACTCAAGGATTTCATCACCGAGGAGGAGCTGATCCAACTTACGGATGATGAACGCGCGGGGACATTGACGGCGGCGGCGCAAGCGCGGCTGACGGCGGCAATCGAAGCCGCTTCCGCCGATATCGATGCCTACGCCCGGGGACGCTATGCTACGCCGCTCGCCACCTCGGTCAAAGTCAAGCAACTGGCTCGGGCTTTGACCGTGTGGTATCTCGATCAACGCCGCCGGCAAATCCGCGCGGATACCCAGACGGCTTACGATGCGGCGCTGGTATTTTTGAAAGACCTAGCCGCGGGCCGCGCCCAACTCGATCAACCCGTAGGCGCGGCGCCGCAGTCGGATGCGCAGCAAGTGAGGACGACGGAGAAGGAGGAAGTTTTCTCGGACGATAACTTGGACAAGTTCTGAAGGGAATTGATGATTGGTGATTGCTGATTGGTGAATGAAGATTAAGAACCAATCGAAAATCACAAATCACAAATCACAAATGGCTCAGCCGGTTTTCAAGATCAACGCGACGGAAGCTCTGGGAAAGTTCGGCAACCTCGCTGGGGCGCTCCAGAACAAAGCCCCGCTGTTGCGCATCCTGGGGAATCTTATGGTGGGTTCGGTGATGCAGACGTTTCGTGAAGGTGGCTCGCCGGCGGGTTCGTGGCGCGCTCCGTTCGCGGGGTCGATCCGAAGCCAGTACGAGCGGCGGAAACGGAAGAAAGTCGGGCCGTTGACGAAGCGGCAGCAGGCGGGATCATACGGCAAGACGGGCGCCGGAGCCGACACGGCCGCCTTCTCGCGTTTTGCCGGCGCTAAGAAAACTTTGATCGCTTCCGGACATCTAATGCGCAGCATAAGCTTCGCTATCGATGCCGAAGCCGGCGCCGTCCGCATCGGCACGAATCTGTTATACGCGCGCATCCATCAACTGGGCGGGGTGATTGTGCCCAAGACGCGGAAATTCCTCCGGTTCCCGATTGGCGGCGGGCAGTTCATGTTTGCCAAAAAAGTGACCATGCCGGCGCGGCCGTACTTGGTGCTCCGTCCAGAGGATCCAGCGCGCCTGGCCGAAAGCGTCCGCGATTATCTGGTGGCGAGGTTCGGGAATCCCGCCGAGGCCGGAGAGCAGAAGGCATGAGCAAAGCGCGCATTGACGATATCGAGGCAGCCATCATTGCCGCCATCCAGGCTGACCCTACGCTTTCGGCCTACATCCCGGCCAATCAGGTGCAGACCCTCAGCGAGCGGAATGTAGATTTTCGTAACGAACAGGTGATCATTCTGCCCCCGGCTGTGTTGGTCTATTACTTAGGTGGAAGTTACCAGCCCAAGACCAGCACCTGGAAACTAAATCTAGCCGACGAACCGTTTGCTTTGTTGGCTGTGGCGCGCAACCTACGCGGAGCCAAAGATGCCAAAGAAGGTGGAGTGGGCGGGGAAAAAGGCGCCTACGAGATCCTCGAAGACTTGAAGACGCTCTTTGCCGGGAAGCAATTGACGGTAGCTGTTGGCGTAAATGTTTCCTGCCGGCTGGTAGGCGCGGCCTTCGAGGGTATCGGCGCGAATGGCAGCTTGGTGTACAGTCTCCAGATTATTTGTCAAGGCATCTGGGACAATGCCTAAGGAGCAACCGATGGCGAAGCACGCTCAGGAAGATTTCGTTTGGGTGCGGCCGAAGGCCGACTACGGCAGCGTCTCAATTACTGCCGGGCGCTTGCATTGTTCGGCCACTCGAGAAACCCCCGCGCGCCTGACGCGCGCGGAATGGGAGGCAGTATTCCAGCACTACGAAACGCTGGAGATTACCGAAGCCCCGGACCTGCCCGCCCAGGCGGGCCAGGCGAAGCTTGTCAACCCCAAATCCTCGGGGCATTGAGCGGGGACAGGGGGGAGAAAGAAAAGGAGTGAACCATGGAAGTCATTCGTGGCGGAGATCTCAGAATCGCTTTATCGTACAAAGCGCGCACGGCCTACGGGACGGCGCTGCTGGCAGCCGATTTAACGGGCGGGAAATCCTACCGCCCGGCGGCGGCGTTGCTGCCGGAAATCACTCGGCGGTTGGCGCGGGAAGGCAATCTGCCGTTCAGCGGACACGAATTCCCGCTGGCTGTCAATGAATACGAAGTGCAACGCGATCTCAGTTTCAG